TATCAGGACTGCGGCTGTGGACAGGAGGCGGCCTGATGGACCTGCGCGACGGGTTGCTGGTCGGTGCTCTGTTTGCCGCGGTGTCGGCCGGGGTGTGGGGTTGGGGTCAACAGCTCCTGCTCGGGACTGAGAAGGCCAAGACCAAGGGGCTGGAAGGCCAGCTCACAACCGCCCAGGCCGATGCCCGCCGCAACCTGGCCACCGCCACCGAACTGAAATCCACCCTGGAGCGCGAGCGCGACGGCCAGGCCCAACTACTGAAAATCCAGGGCGAGCTACGCCAGGGCCTGGCCACCCGCCAACGCACAATCGAGGCACTCAAGCATGAAAATGACCAACTCCGGGACTGGGCTCGCCAGCCTCTGCCTGCTGCTGCTCGCCGGCTGCGGGAGCGTCCCGCTCTCACCGGCGCCGACGCTTACCGTCAGTGGCTGTCCGGTAGTGGTGCCGTGCGTCCTGCCGGCGACGGCGCCGAGCGCCAACGGGGATCTGCTCAATGACCAGGACCGTATCGAGCAGGCCTGGGCCGAGTGTGCCGCCCAAGTCGACCGTGTCTATCAGCACCAGGTGAACCATGAACAAGCCCAATAGCCTTCGCGACCACCTGCTCGCGGCTGTCCCAGGCCTCAAGCCGAACCCCGACGCGCTGCTGATGTTCATCGACGCCGGCAATGTGCGCTGCACCGCGGCCCCGACCCTGTCGTTCGAGTACAGCTACACGCTGCAAATCATCCTGACCGACTTCGCGGGCCACCCTGACAGTGTGATGCTGCCGATACTTGGCTGGCTCAGGATCAACCAGTCGGAGCTACTAGTGAACCTGGACAAAGCCCGTAACAGCCTCAAGTTCGAAGCTGACCTCATCGACCGTAGCAAGGTCGACCTGAGCATTACCCTGCCGCTGACCGAACGTGTCGTGGTGAAACGCCAGGCTGACGGAACCTATGACGTCAGCCACCCCGGCGAACCGCAGTACGAGCCATACCAGGACTATGGCGAGGTGACCATCTTCGCGGATGGCCAGCCGCTTGCGTCCTGGCAGCCGCCGCCGGCGCCGGAAGGCATGGCCCTGTCGGTACCGCACCCAAGGCGACCAGACCATGGCTGATCTCGAAGCCCTGGAGGACTGGGTAAGTCCGCTCCTACAGCGCATCGAGCCGGCCGAACGTACCAAGCTGGCCCGCTCGATCGCCCAACAACTCAGGCGCAGCCAGAACCAGCGCATTGCAGCGCAACAGAACCCAGACGGCTCGGCGTATGCGCCCCGCAAGCCGCGACAGCTGCGCGGGAAGCAAGGGCGGATCCGGGCCAAGGTGAAGATGTTCCAGAAGCTGCGCACCGCGACCTTCATGAAGGCCCGTGGTGATGCCTCGGCGGCCACCGTGGGTTTCACTGGTCGTATCGCCAAAATCGCACGGGTACACCAGGAAGGCCTGCGCGACCGGGCAGCCCGCAACGCACCGACCGTACAGTACGACCAGCGCGAGCTCCTCGGCCTCACCGATGCCGAGCTTGACCAGGTCCGTGACACCTTGCTTGCCCACCTGACCCTGTAACACACCGCCATACAAGGCCCCGGTGATGCGCGCACGCGTAGGCGGCGCGACCATCGCCGGCATGAACAGCCTCGCAGAACTTGCCCGCCTCATCGAAAACACCGTCCGCTTCGGCACCATTGCCGAGGTGCAGCACAAGCCGCCCCGCGTGCGTGTGCGCACTGGCGAGTTGCTGACCACCTGGTTGCCGTGGCTCGCGCCCAGGGCAGGTACCGATCGAGAGTGGGACCCACCCACCGTCGACGAGCAGGTCATCCTCCTTTCACCGAGTGGCCAGCTTGCCAACGGCGTGGCCATCACCGGGCTTTTCAGCGACCTCATTCCGGCCAATGGCGACCGCCCCGGCCTGCACCGTCGCACCTATGCCGACGGCGCCGTCATCGAGTACGACAGCGAGGCCCACCACCTGAACGCCACGCTCCCGGCCGGGGGCACCACCAATCTGATCAGCAAGGGCGGGATCCGCATCGAGGGGCCCATCACCCACATCGGCGACTACAACCAGACCGGCAAGATGACCGTCTCTATCGACGTTGTCGCCGCCGGCATCAGCCTGGTGACCCACAAACATGGCGGCGTCATGTCAGGGCCAGGCAGTACCGGAGTACCCGTGAAATGAACCGCCTGAACGGGTCAACCATCACTGCGATGGAACACATCAAGCAGTCGATCGAAGACATCCTCACCACCCGCCTGGGCACGCGGATTGCGCGCCGCGAGTACGGCAGCCTCCTGCCTGAGCTGATCGACCACCCCCAGAACGACGCTACGCGTCTGCGCCTTTACGCGGCGACCGCCATGGCACTGATGCGCTGGGAGCCTCGCGTCCGGCTATCCCAAGTGCAAATGGCTACCGTCGACCTGAGTGGTCGGGCTGAGCTTGAGCTCACCGGGGCCCTGGTCGACAACAACGAACCGTTCAGCATGCGCATGCCGCTGCAATTCGGGGGCGCCGCATGAACACGTTTCTGCCGATCGACCTCAGTCAGCTCCCAGCGCCGCAAGTCGTTGAACAGATCGACTACGAGCAGATCCTTGCCGAACGCAAAGCCTACGCCGTGTCCCTGTGGCCCGCGGACCAGCAGGCTGAAATCGCTGGCCGGCTGGAGCTCGAATCCGAGCCCATCACCAAGCTGGTGCAGGAAAACGCCTATCGCGAAATGATCTGGCGGCAGCGGGTCAATGAGGCCTCGCTCGCAGTGATGCTCAGCTCCGCCGGCGGCAACGACCTGGACCAGCTCGCAGCCAACTTCAACGTCAAGCGCCTGGTCATCCAGGTGGCGCAGCCCCAGGCAATCCCGCCGGTTCCCGAGGTACTGGAAAGTGACGACGCCTTACGCGAACGCGCCCAGATGGCATTCGAAGGGCTGAGCACCGCCGGCCCGCGCAACTCGTATGTCTTCCACGCCCGAGCAGCCAACGGCCAGGTCGCTGACGCCACCGTGGAAAGCCCGTTCCCGGCCGAGGTGGTGGTCACGATCCAGTCTGCCCTGGGCGACGGCACGGCCAGCGCTGAGCTGCTCGATATCGTCCGCGCCTACCTCAGTGATGAAGATCGCAGGCCAGTGGCCGACCGCCTGACGGTCCAGGGCGCTCAGGTCCTGCCGTACCAGGTGAATGCCCGCCTGTACCTCAAGACGCTGGGCCCGGAGGCTGAGCCCATCCTGGCGGCCGCCGAGCAGCAGCTGCGGGCCTTCGTGACCCAGCGCCGCAGGCTGGGCATGCAGGTGTCTGAGTCCGCCATTCACGCCGCCTTGCACGTTGAAGGCGTGCGCAAGGTAGAGCTCCAGGGCTGGGTCGATATCAACGCCACGCTCAGCCAGGCGCCCTACTGCACCAGCATCACCCTGGCCCAGGGCACCGAGCCATGAACCTGCTACCTGGTAATGCCACGGACCTGGAGCGTCAGGCCGCCGAGGCGCTCGCGCAGATTGAGCGGGTGCCCGTGCCGATCCGCGACCTCATCAACCCGGACCGCTGCCCGGTCGCTCTGCTCCCCTTCCTGGCCTGGGCCTTCTCGGTGGACCGCTGGGACAGCCGCTGGCCCGAGGCGGCAAAGCGCGGCGCGATTCGGTCGTCGTTCTTCATCCACTCCCGGAAAGGAACCATCGGCGCGCTGCGGCGGGTCGTGGAGCCGCTGGGATACCTGATCGAGGTCATCGAGTGGTGGCAGACAGAGCCCAAGGGCGTGCCTGGAACCTTCGCAATCAAGGTGGGCGTTTCCGACGAGGGGATCAGCGAAGAGACGTACCAGGAGCTGACATGGCTCATCGATGACGCCCGCCCGGTGAGCCGACACCTAACAGGCTTGGCCATCAGCCTGGAAACCACCGGGGCCTTCTACATCGCCGGCGGCCTGTACGACGGCGACGAGCTGGACGTTTACCCCCCTGCCCTGCGCGACCTCGAGGTGACCGGCTCAATCGGTCGCGGCGGTCGTGAACACACAATCGACACATTGGAAATTGCACATGGTTGACCAGAACTCGCAGTTCTACGCCATCCTCACGAACGTGGGGGCCGCGAAACAGGCCAATGCGGATGCCCTGGGCATCGCGTGGAAAATCACTCAGATGGGCGTTGGTGACGCCAATGACACCGAGCCCACGCCCAACGCCAGCCAGATCAGCCTGATCAACGAATGGCGCCGAGCCCCGCTCAACCAGCTCAAGATCGATGACAAAGACAATTCCATTATCGTCGCCGAGCAGGTCATCCCGGCCGAGGTGGGCGGCCGCTGGATCCGCGAGATCGGCCTGTACGACGCTGACGGCGACTTGGTGGCCGTGGCCAACTGCCCGCCGACCTACAAACCGCTGCTCAACCAAGGATCCGGCCGTACTCAGGTAGTGCGCATGAACCTGGTGGTCAGCAGCTCAAGCAACGTACAGCTTAAGATCGACCCAAGTGTGGTGCTGGCCACCCGCGAATGGGTCGAAGGCAAGCTCGCCGAGCAGGACACCAAACCATCGGTGCTGGTGGCCACCACCGCCAACATCGCCTTGAGCGGCCTGCAAACCGTTGATGGTGTGGCATTGACCGCCGGTGCACGAGTACTGGTGAAGAACCAGGCCGCCGCCAAGGACAATGGCATTTATGTCGTCGTGGCCGGCGGCGCATGGATCCGCAGCACAGATGCGGACCTGAGCACCGAAGTCACTCCCGGCCTGATGGTGGCCGTGGAGAAAGGCACCATCAACGGCGACAGCGTGTGGCAACTGGTGACCGATGCGCCGATTACACTTGGCGTCACCGCGCTAGCCTTTGAAATGCTCGCCGGCCGCTCGGGAGTAACGATCGGGACTTACAGGAGCGTGACCGTCGATAAATACGGGCGCATCGTTGCCGGTTCTAACCCGACCACGCTGGCCGGTTATGGCATTACCGACGCGATTGCCTTCGGGCAATACGGGGTAGGGACACCGCTGGCATTGGTCGGCGGATCGGAATTGAACGCGCTGTTGCAAGACGGCGTATATGTTTACTCGTCCGGTTCCCAGTTGGGCCATGCGCCGATTGAGGGTGCTAGCCATGTGCTGGTGCGCGGCCATGCTGCCTACCCGCATCAGGAGGTCAAGCGCATCTATCAAAACCGGTATTTCTACCGGGCCTCGAACAAGCCTTACCCCACTGTGGCAGAGGCTGATTGGGAGCCCTGGGTGGAAATGTTGCACACCGGAAACATGATCGAGGCCACCCAGGAGGAAGCCGAACAGGGCGCCGTGGGGACCAAATGGATGTCGCCGCGTCGAGTGTTCCAGTCAATTGCCAAGGTTGTCACCCAGGCGACGGAAGCGGCGTTTGGCTGGCTCAAGATCGCCACTCAGCCACAGGTTACCATCGGTACGGATGACTCCACGGCGGTCACCCCGAAGAAGCTCAGGGCGGCGCAGGCTACCCAGGCTGAGGCCGAAGCTGGCGCGCTCGATAATAAGCTTATGACTCCGCTGCGGGCGTTCCAGGCTTTCAGTAAGTGGCTGGTCAAGGTCACTTCGCCAACCGATACCACGGCAGGGGCATTGCTTACGGTCGGCACTTACGGCTTGGGTGTCGGCATCCAATCCCTTGAAGTTGACATGAACAACTACCGGACACCGGGCAATTACCTGACGCCGATGGCCGGTCAATTGAACCTGCCTACGGGCTGGTCGCCCTCAGTGCGCTATAGCATGGTGGTGGATGGGTATAACGCTTACAACTACCTGGTTCAGACCTTAACGTCTGGTATGTCTGCGGGTACTGTTCCCGCCATAGCTACTCGCACAATGTCCAGTGCAGGTGAGTTCTCTGAATGGGTGGTATCGCTGACCAGCCCACTGGCGACTCAGCAGCAAGCCGAAGCAGGTTTGGACAACGTCGCTGTGATGACCTCGCTGCGGGTGTCTCAGGCCCTCCGCGCAGCTGCTGCGGCGGCGACCGAGGCGTTGCGCGGAGTGTTGCGCATCGGCACCCAGGCCGAGGTTGATGCGGGCGCGCTGGATACGGTCGCGGTGACGCCCAAGAAAATGCGCTGGGGCTTTGCTTTCTCTTACAACTCCAATGGCTACCTGGCATTGCCTACTTGGTTGGGCGGCCTGATCTTTCAGTGGTCAAATGGGCAAATCAATGCCGGAGCCGGCACGACCAGAATCACCCTGCCACTTGAGTTCCCGACGAGCCTGGTTTGCTACTCGATTGGTACGTCCTCGGCGGGCGTGATGATGACCGGGCAGAACGCCTCCCAAACGGGCATTGATATCAACGCGCGCACAGTGGTCAGCGGTTCGGTTGTCGTGCCTCCCGGCATTACCGGTTACACCTTCTTCTGTGTAGGGAAATAACGTATGCGCTTTTACAGTCAAACCACCGGGTGCTGCTACCTGGAAGGCATTCATGTGGCCATTCCCGATGATGCTGTCGAGATTCCTGATGACCGCTATGAGGCGGTCATTGGTAATCCTGAACCGGGCATGGTGCGCGCCCATGACGCACAGGGTCTGCCGATCCTGATTGACCCGCCGGGGCTGACCACTGCCGAGGTCGAGGCCCAAGAGCGTGCTTGGCGTGATGCCGAGCTGGCGGCCCAGCTATGGCTACGTGACCGTCACCGCGACGAGCAGGACCTAGGTCGGGCGACGACGCTTAGCGAGGCGCAGTTTGCCGAGCTACTGGACTACCTGCAGAAACTGCGCGACTGGCCACAGTCAGAAGCATTTCCAGACATGGGCCACCGACCAGTGGCGCCGGGCTGGATTGCCGAACAGCACCTGTAAGGCCTCCTGCTACAACCCCTATCGCTCGCTGATCCTCCGCGCGCGGGGCAGCCTGTGCAGTGTCATCCACCTGCACAGGCACACACCATGGCCGACGAATACCATCACGGCGTCCGGGTCCTCGAAATCAGCGAGGGCACCCGCCCAATCCGAACCGTTTCTACCGCCGTCGTCGGCCTGGTCTGCACAGCAGACGACGCCGACGCCACGGCTTTCCCCCTCGATACTCCTGTCCTGCTGACCAACGTACAGGCCGCCATCGGCAAGGCCGGTACCACCGGTACCCTGGCAGCGAGCCTGCAGGCGATCGCCGACCAGACCCAGCCCGCAACCGTCGTCGTGCGCGTGGCCACCAGTGCGACCGACGAGGAAACCACCAGCAACCTGATCGGCACCACCACAGAAACCGGCAAGTACACCGGCATGAAGGCGCTGCTCGCCGCAAAGACCCGGCTCAAGGTCACCCCGCGTATTCTGGGTGTGCCAGGCCTGGACACCCTGCCGGTGGCTACCGCCCTGGTTTCGATCGCTCAGCAGCTGCGCGCCTTCGCCTATGTCTCGGCAGCTGGGTGCAAGACCAAGGAAGAGGCCGTCGCCTACCGCGAAAACTTCGGCGCCCGCGAGGTCATGGCCATCTGGCCGGATTTCGAACAGTGGAGCACCGTCAGCAACAGCACCGTACCTGCGCCGGCCGTGGCCCGCGCCCTGGGCCTGCGCGCAAAGATCGACCAGGAGATCGGCTGGCACAAAACCCTGTCGAACGTCCCGGTCAATGGCGTCACCGGCATCACCGCCGACGTGTTCTGGGACCTGCAGAACCCGGCCACCGATGCGAACTACCTCAACAGCAATGAGGTAACCACCCTCATCAACGCCGACGGCTTCCGCTTCTGGGGCTCGCGCACCTGCACCGAGGACCCGCTGTTCGCGTTCGAGAACTACACCCGTACCGCCCAGGTCCTGGCCGACACCATGGCCGAGGCGCACATGTGGGCGATCGACAAGCCGATGCACCCTTCCCTCATCCGTGACATGTTGGAAGGCATCAACGCCAAGTTCCGCGAGCTGATCGCGGGTGGTTATTTGATCGGCGGTAGCGCCTGGTACGACGAGCAGGCCAACACCGAGACCACGCTCAAGGCCGGCAAGCTCTTCATCGACTACGACTACACGCCTGTGCCGCCGCTCGAGGACCTCTCGCTGCGCCAGCGCATCACCGACCGCTACCTGGCTGACTTCGCCAGCCGCATCAACAGCTGACGGAGACCATACCCATGGCCATGCCACGCAAGCTCAAGAACCTCAACCTGTTCAACGATGGCGGCAGCTATCTCGGCGTCTGCAAGGTCGTCACCCTGCCCCCGCTCAGCCGCAAGATGGAAGGCTATCGCGGCGGCGGCATGAACGGCCCGGTCAAGGCAGACCTGGGCTGGAGCGATGACGGCATCCAGCTGGCCTGGAAGCTCGGCGGCTTCGACGACCAGGTGATTCGCCAGTTCGGTGCCACCAAGGCCGACGCCGTGCTGCTGCGCTACACCGGCACTTACCAACAGGACGACACCGGCGTTCACACCGCAGTCGAAATCGTCGTCCGCGGCCGTCACGAAACCATCGAGCCAGGCGACGCCCAGGCCGGCGAAGACACCGAGAAGAGCGTCACCACCACCTGCAGCTACTACAAGCTGACGGTCGATGGCGAAGTCCTGGTGGAGGTCGACCTGCTCAACTTCATCGAGATTATCGACGGCGTCGACATGCTCGCCGAACAACGCAAAAACCTGGGCATTTGACCGCGCCCTCTCACTGAACACCTGGAGCCACCATGAGCACTACCGAAGCCACCACCGGAGTCACCACCGCCGACGCGACCGTCGAAGTCAAGAAGCTGAACGACAACGAGGTCGAGCTGGATACCCCGATCCTGCGCGGCAAGACCGAAATCGGCGTTATCACCCTGCGCAAGCCCTCCGCGGGCGAGCTGCGCGGTATCCACCTGTCCGAACTGCTGCAGATGGACGTGGCCAGCCTGATCAAGCTGATTCCGCGCATCAGTGAGCTCAACGAGTACGAGGCCAGTCGCTTGGACCCGGCCGACCTGGTCGCCGTGGGCGTGAAAGTCTCCAGTTTTTTGCTGCAGAAGCGGATGAAGACGGACGCGTCCCTCGTTGCGTAGAAGACGCCATGGCCGATGTGGCCGTGGTATTTCACTGGACGCCGAGCGACATGGACGCGCTCAGCGTGAAAGACCTGATGGACTGGCGCGAGCGAGCGCGGGTAAGGAGTAGCAACAATGGCCAATGACCTGCGCCTACAGGTGGTGCTGAGCGCGATCAACAAGGCCACCGCGCCGCTCCGTCAGATCACCCAGGGAAGCCAGGAGACCGCGCAAGCGCTCAAGGCTGCCCGCGACACCCTCAAGGAACTGAACGCCCAGCAGAAGGACGTGAGCGCCTGGCGTACCCAGTTCACCGAAGCCCGCAAGACCGCCGAGGCCCTGGATGCGACCAAGAACCGCGTCCAGGGCCTCGCCGGCGCGCTGCGCGAGCAGGAGCGTTCGGTCCAGCCGCTCCAGGCCAGCTATGACAAATTGCAAGGCGAGACGTCCGCCCTGGACGAGCGCCACAAGTCCCTTACCGCGCAGCTCAGGCAAACCCGCGAGCAGGCTCGGGCCGCAAACCAGGTCTGGCAAGAAAACCGTAAGCGGATCCGTGACCTCGGCCAGCAGATCGGCAATACGGCGCAGCCCAGCGCAAAGCTGCGCAATGAGTACGCGGCAATGGTCACCCAGCAGCAGGCCCAGCTGGAGCTTGTGCGCAAGCTCAGTGCCAGCCAGAAGGAGCTGCAGCAACAGCACCGAGCCAGCGCAGCAGAGGCGCGTGAGCACCGCGGCCGCCTATCGGAGCTAGGCAACCAGCTGCAGGAGGCCCGCGCACCGTTGCAAGGGCTCAACCAGGACTTCAAAACCGCCCTGCGCGAGGCGCGAGCCCTGAAATCCCAGCATGCCTCGCAAGAACAGGGACTCCAGGCCCTGCGCGCCAAGCTCTCAGCCGCGGGGATCAGCACCCGCGACCTGGCGAACCATGAGCGAAAGCTGCGCGATCAGATCAGCGCAGCAAACGAGGCCATCAGCACCCAGGCCAGGCGCATGGATCAGCTGGCCGCCAAGCAGGCCAGGCTGGCCAAGGCCCGTCGCGATCTGGAGAAGGCGCAGCGTCTTGGAGCCAGCATGGCCGGTACCGGTGCCGCCGGCCTGGCCACCGGCTACGCCGCCGCTCAGCCGGTGAAGGCTGTGATTCAAGCCTTTGCGCCCAACGAGGACTCAGCCACACAGCTGAAAGTCTCGATGATGGGCAGCAATGGCCAGGTGGCCGAAGACTTCCAGAAGATCACCGACCTGGCCACGCGCCTGGGCGATCGCCTGCCCGGTACCACCGCCGACTTCCAGAACATGATGACCGTGCTGCGCAAGCAAGGCATCAGCGCCCAATCGATCCTGGGAGGGACTGGCGAAGCTGCCGCATACCTCGGTGTGCTGCTGAAAATGCCGGTTGAGGCATCTGCCGAATTCGCGGCAAAAATGCAGGACGCTACTCGTACCGGCGAGAAGGACATGATGGGCCTGATGGACACCATCCAGCGGGTCTCCTATCTCGGCATGGACGATAGCGACATGCTCCAGGGCTTCAGCAAAGTCAGCCCGGCAATGGCCATCCTGCGCAAGGAAGGCTTGGATGCCGTCAACACGTTCGCTCCGCTCCTGGTGATGATGGATCAGACCAGCATGGCTGGTGAGTCGGCAGGCAACGCGCTGCGCAAGGTGTTCCAGTCCAGCCTGAACACCAAAAAGCTCGGGAAAGCCAACGATGTGCTCAAGGACTTCGGCCTGAGTCTGGACTTCAGCGATGGCAAGGGCGAATTCGGCGGTATAGAGCAACTCTACGCACAGCTTGAAAAGCTGAAAACCCTCAACAGCACTCAGCGCGGGAGCGTGCTGCAGGAGCTTTTCGACAACGATGCAGAAGTCCAGCAGGTGGTCAACACCATGATGGACAAGGGGCTGGCCGGATACCGGGAGGTACAGCAAAAGCTCCAAGACCAGGCCGACCTGCGTACACGCGTGAACGAACAATTGGGGACGCTGAGCAACGTCATGGAGGCCGCCGAGGGCAGCTTCACCAACGCCATGGCTGAGTTCGGAGCGGCAGTGGCTCCCGACCTGAAGGAACTGATCTCGACGCTGGGAGAAATGGCAGCCAGCGTCGGCGCCTGGGCCCGAGAGAACCCAGGGTTGGCTGGAGGCCTGGTCAAGTTGGTCGCAGCAGTGGCCGTACTCGCTGCCAGCTTCGGAGCGCTGGCGATCACGATGGCTAGCCTTCTTGGTCCATTCGCCATGGTGCGCTATGGCATGACTTT